TTCGCGATGGCAACTTTTACCGGCACTGCGTCTTGGAGAGACCGTGTCATGAATTCATCGACTGACATTATTTTAGCTCCGACAGGACTGCTTGGGCTTGCGCTTTGAGGGAGTTTAATGCCGGCAGCATGCTGTCGACCTTCCGAACAGTGTCCTCGGCGAATGCCTTCAGGAATATCGTGTTGGCTCCGGAGTCTTGCACCGGAGACGTAGCTGTCAGCCCGAATATGGTCAGGATATTCTCGATCGGGCAAGCGAAGGCGCGTTCGTGTTCCTTCGCGGTCGAGAACTCCCCGGCGAAGTGGAGAGCGACGGCTCGCATTTCCTCGTCAAACCAGATGGCACCGGAGTCCCCCGCCTCCGAAATCTCGATGTCCTCCGGATTCCCGTCGACGACCGGGACGATCTTCGCGGCCCAGATGTATTCAGTCTGCGTCGCGCTGTATTTCATCTGGAGCATGTCGACCGAGACGATCTTCCCTTCGGTGTAGTTCGTCGTGCGGCCGACCTTCCGGACGATCTTCCCAAGATCCGGAGGGGCCCATCCATCGATAGGCTTCGTGAGACCGAGAGGGATGTTGACGTGCTTGCGTTCGTCTTCGATGCGGATGACGGCACAGTCGACTCCGTTCCGGGTCCCGTTGACCTTTGTTCCGACGGTAACGGCGGAACCGTCCTCCCACTTCGCGGGCTGAGTGACAAGCGTGCCGATTTTCCCCTCGATGACGTGGTCATTGGTCAGGAAGTGTGGCCATCCGTCGTCCTTGTCCCAAACGATCATGCCAAGGGTCCCGGCACCGCCGCCATTCAACGCCCCGATCGACATCCCCGGGGCGAGAAATCCATAAATCAGGTTGTTGAGCCCGAAGACAGAGTTCTCGTCTTTCGTGCTTTGGGGCGGCGTCAGCTCTGGCTTCGAGGAAATAACGTCCGTCGGAAGCCCCTGCCAAGTTTTCGGGATCGGCTTGCCCTGGAACTGTCCGGACCCGCCAGACTGAACCTTGGCGGTCACCCCGACGATGACGTGGACCCCGAGGTCCTCCCGGATCTTCCCGTCGACGGTCGGAAACCCGAACCCGATGGAGTTGACCTCCGGGAACTCGGCAAGAAATTGCTGTGCAACTTTCTGAGGGTCCCTCCCGCCAAGGAAATTATTCAACCGCATCGCGCACCCCCTGGATGACTTGGATCATGGTCTGCTTGCTGGCTCGCAGCTTGTGCTTTGAGAGCAGCCTTGCGTATTCGTCCAATGCGTTTTGGGCGATGGGTGATTCGATGATGAACCGTTGGCGGATTTCATCCGGGTCATAGAAGCCACGCACATATGCGTAATGGAGCTCGGCCACAGCGGCGTCTCTGGCTGCCTCGGTGCTTTCAAGGCCTGCGATCTTTGACACCAGGACGGATGTCGAGGCGCCCACTACACTGCGGATAAGATCGTCAAAAAACTGACCGCCATCGAGTCTTTCCCAGGTGGCGCATCCAGTTGCCATGACCAATACCGCAGCAATTACGAGATGGAGTTTTTTCATTCTTCGAGGTGAAACATCTTCCGGGATTGCTTGATCATTTCGCGGACAGACACACCCAGGGCCCCGGAGAAAATCCCCCATGCAGTGACTATGGCAGGGTGAGCGTTTTCACCGAACCACGAATCCGCGAACTGGAGCGACCAGACAATTGCAAGTCCGATAAGCACTGAGACGAATGGAAGAAAAGGCCGGTATTTCCCGGTCATGTTCTTGTCCAGCGCATCGGCAACCAGTCGTGCCGCATGCGTCCCGGCGTAGCTCAGGAAAGGCACAAGCAGGGTGATTGACTGCTCGATAGTCAGTTGCTCCATGCCTATGGGAATCACGTCAATGGTTCACCATCTGCCGATCGGGCAGGACTCAGTCTGCATTCGTGCCTTGGAGATAACCTTGCTCTTGAGATAACACCCACACTTTGCGCACCGGTTTGAGTGAGGCACGAAGTGATCACATTTTCGGCAGATGTCCATGCGTCGGTCAAACTCATCATCGTCGACCATTACCTGTTGCCGGTTCAGAACGGCAGTAAGAAGCCTTCCACCGGCCTTCACTGCATTGGCTGCCATGACGGACTTTGACGGGAGTTTTGGCTGCTCTGGAATCGGAAAATAGACTCGCATCACTCAACCACGTCAAAGACAAGGATTGGATCCGGGTTGACGGAAAACTGGTAGAGAATGCGTCGGCGTGTTTCGTTGGTGGTGCTGCCGTCGCGGTAGAAATCTCCGGATGGAGGGACGCCAGGGTCGATCAGCTCAGCATTTGCGGTGACCAGCACGCAGTCCTCTGACTCAGTGGTCTCGGTTGTCGTGATCTGGTAGTTCTGGCCACCGAGGTTCACTGTGTCGACTCCTGGTGATCCGACAGGAGTCAGCGTGTCGTAATTGTTCGTGATGGTCCGCTTTGCCAGGATTGCCACACCGCCTTCATCAATGTGTGTTTGAAGGTCCGACTCGAGGGCATTCAGCTGCCCGGCAGCGTCAGGAGCCCCACGAAGCTGCACTTCAGCCTTCACCACTCTGAGGACGTGGTTGTCGCTGACCGGGCACTCGGAGACATTCGTGCTGATCGATGCAATCGTCTCGACCGCAAATGAAGGATATGGGATGGGAGTCCATGCCGCGGTGAAATCCACGGTGGTCGCCTCCGCCGGCGTGAAGCCTGCCTGCAGCACTTCCTGGGATCCAGAATTACACCCGGAAGTCATCACGTCCGGGCTCGTAAGCTCGGTAAGGTCGACCTTCTCGGTCTGCTCGTATTCTATTGAAAATGGTAGTATCAGACGGGCATACCGAAGCAGGTTCACCGCCTTGCAGATGTTGGTGAAACACTCCGCCCAAGCCCGCTGCCCAGGATAATTCCCAAACGCCCGAGGCTTGTTTCCATTCTGCTCACCTGGCACCGGGTAAAGCCATGGAGCTCCGAAGGCCTGCAGGCACAGGCGGTCAAAAGTGTAATCGAATGAGATGGTCGTGCTGGTGCAGTCGTGATTGGTCGTGGATTCAGGATCAAGCCACCCCTCGCACATGACTCTGAGGTAAAGCTCCATCTGCTTCCAGATGTCCGCGGTGAATAGCGTATCGCTGCCAGCGTTGTAATCGTCGTTGCCGTCGTCGTATGGCTTCGGAATCAGTCTGGCGAAATAGAACTGCGGGACACGCGCGCCCTTGCTGCCGCTGGTCGGGTTGGTCGTGCCGTATGCGTTGTCACCCACTTTGGACAGTGACCCGTGACCGGCAAGCCGCTCGGCCGCTCTCTCACGAATGGCGTTCTCGTCAGTCCGATATGCCTCATTGGTCAGTGATGTCAGGTTCCATGAGGTGGGGTCCCATCCGTATGATGACGGAGCTGTCGAGGTGTGCTGAAGCCTACCGTCAATGCGAACGATGACCCTGTCAGGTTCCACCCCTGGAGCACTCTGCCCATGGGTGATTGACCGGATCATATACGGTTTTGGATACACCATGCAGCTTGAGTAAAAGTCGTTGCTCGGGTTGCTGTAGTGGAGATTCCCATCATACCGGTATCCTGGCGGAAGCTCAGGTTTATACAGATTGTTCAGTGGGTCCCTGAACTGATATTTCTGCCGGCTTGATGCGAATGGCGAATTGACTGCGCATCGATCCACCAGCGGGTAATTCAAGGCGTAGTCGTTAAGCTGGAAACTCGGATTCGTCCCGATGGTATCCATCAGCATCGGGTTCACGTGCATCACCCACTCGTTCGTCCACCCGCGTTTGATGGTGGTTCCGTAGTCCTCCTCGCTGTAAATGCCCTCGGCGACGAAGAGCTTGTATCCAGTGGTGTTGATGGTGAACTCAGTCTCTCCATCGACTCCTTCAACGGTCACATCAGAGTCGTAGGTGACCCCATCATATTCCCAAGTCCCTCCGGCATGAGATCCACCAGTGCAATTGAGCAGGACATATTTCCTTCCGGATTTGATCTCACCGGAGGATACCTCCTCGGCCGGGAGCATGTGCTTGAACAGGTCCTTCCCGGAGCTCGGCGAGTCGTTGTAATACCGGTAGAACTCCAGGTATGTGTCGCCGCCGGAGAGCTGCGTCGAATAAAACTCCCCGTCCCCGACGACCGATAGGTTCTCGTGGAAGGTCTTACGGGCAGCATCCCATAGCCCGGACTCCTCAAGGTTGTCCTCCAGGTTCCGTGGGCCACCGGCCGGAGTGATCATGACACCGTCCTTGAAGAATGAATCGGATACGATCTTGACCGTGTCCGTCAGCTCAGGCTGCCCGTCGACGGCGTAGCTGGACCCGGCCAGCCCGGCGCGAAGGAGAGTCGCCAGCTGGTCCCATGAACCGGTCTCAACCAACAGATCGGCAATCTCGACGTCGATGGTGGTGAATGTGCCGTTGACCGATTCCAGCTCAAACTCGACCTCACCGCCTGCCACAGGGTCATCGAAATACTTGATCACCGGATCAGCGCCGACAGTGAACTTGGCAAACTGCTCACCGTCGACCCGCATGATTATCGTAGCGGTGTCGGTCCCAGTGATTCCAGTCGAAGTGATGTAGACCCCGGCAGCCCCGAAATCCGCCTCACTCGTGTGGGTCGTCCCGCTCGTCGCAAGGTTCGTGAACTTGGTTCCCGGCGTTGTCGATGAGAGCCTGAACTCCGGGTAAACGGCGACCAGATTTTGACCGGACACAGTGCCGTATGCCGGCGCCAGCCTGTTTTGCTTCGTGAAATACCGGTCCGTGTCGAAAGTGATGTTTAGAATCTGGAATGCCTCGTTGGCCCGCTGACTGTCGGACCCTCTCGCGTCCGTTATGATCCAGCTCAGAGTCCTGGCTGCGATCTCTAGTCTTTGGTGTTTGAGGCTGCCGCTGCCGTCCAGAACGAGGGAGTAGTCGGTCTTTGGGAGTCGGTCTCGAACATTGTTTGTGCCGTCGAAGCTGATGACTGTCCATGCTGTTGCGCTTTCAGATATTCCAAGGACGTATGGCGTGGTTCCGTAGTCAGAGAAGGACGGGCAGAAGTCCCCGAAGTCAACGTATGGTGAGCTCCAGGTCCCGGCATTGAGGCCGGTCGGTGCACCAGCGGTCAGCTTCTCGAACTTGACCGTGAAACGATAGTATGGTGAAGTCCCGTCGGCTTGGCAGTTCCCTCCGCCTGGGTCGGTATCATTCAGCGGGAAACTCGGCCCGTAGCCTCCCCACGTTTCTGAGAAACCGTTTTTCGATTGAGAGAAGTCAGCGACATTGAATGACTCCGAGAACGCCCGAAAAGGAGATTGCAGTTCGTCTGCCGTCGGGTTGTAGGCCCCGCGTTGCCGTGCGGCGAGGATCCAGTTGTTGGCCGCCGAGGTCGACACATAGCCGAGCCTTCCGGCTTCGTTCAGGTAGTCGACGTAGGAAGGCGTGAAGGTGTGCTGGTTTCCGGATGAGGCAACTGAGTATTTTTCGACCTCGATGTTTTCGTTTCCGAGGATGAAGTTGACGAACGGGTTTCCAGGATTGGCCCCGCCTGATGTCCCATATGTGCCTGCCGGGTATGAGACCAGTCCGTTGATTCTTGGATCGAAATGCATAAACTCGCCCAACCACGCGAAGTCAGGCGAATCAATAATAAAATTTCTGCCTACGGACGATGCAGCCCAAGAAAGCCTGTACACAAAATCACCGCAACCACTTTTTATTCTGGAATTAAAAGCATCCGCCAGCTTGGCCATGTCTGATGACTTGATCGGGTCGCCTGGCTGGATGTCCTCCGGCGCTTTCTGGAAAGTGATGCGGGCCATTTATTGCCAGCGAGCGATGACAGACCCAGAGCTCCCGCCGCCTTCCTTTCGGCCTGGCGGTGAGTTTTTCACGTCGATCGAGAATCCGTTGGCTGACCGGCGCACCGTGGTGTTGCGCCCGTCCATGGGCACGAACATCTGCATTGCGCGGATGATCTCATTTATCACCGGTGTCAGCGGGCTGTTTGACTGGATTGGTCTCGGGAGCTTTAGCATCGGTCTTTGGCTTGTCGTCGGTTTTCAATGGTTCGGACTTGTTCAACTTCGAGTATTCATCGATGGCGATGGCTTTGAGGCTCGACGGTCTGAAGTGCCGCTTTCTGATTTCCGGCCAGTTCGGAATTTGACCTGACAGTTTTTCAATTACTTGTTCAGCAGGCATCGCCTGCAGTTCCTGGATAGTTGGTTTCATCATGCGAGTGAGTAGAAGTAGGAGTTGAATTGTGCACCGGACGTGTTGATGTAGTCCTGCTGGATTTGGAAGTTTCCTCCGCCCGTCCACCGGATCTGCGGCGCCAGCTTGATCCAGTATGAGCCAGTGAAGTCTGCGCTGAATGCGAACTTCAAAGCACCCGAGGCGACCCCAAGCTCACTGAATATGTTGGCGTGCGTGAAAGCCTTTCCGACATTCACAAGAGATGCCTGAGCGGCAAAGGCGTTGGACCGGGTCACGTTCTTTCGGAGGATCGTGTCGAACTTGTAAATCTCCTCAATGCCGAATTTGTATGCATGCGCATAGACATCGAATTCAGGCCAGCTCGACCCCGAGTTGAGCAGATCAGATGGAGTGCCGTTCTGGTTCCCTCCAAGCAGCCATGCCACAGGAATTGGCAGGTTCCAGGACTCGTTGAGATTGGCGCTGACATCTGATTCGCCGCGTCCAAAAGTGAATCTGTCCTTGGAATCGACGGTGACTTCCGCGTCCAGGTCGACACCATCCAAAGTGCCGGCCAGCTCAAGGAATTTTGCCCACGCTGGAGAAGCTGACGGCGACACGGCCGCAACCAGTGGAATATGGGAGTCGTTCAATGCTGGCCGCTGTGACCTCGGCGTTGAAAGCAGTTCGATCAGAACGCGAAGCCGGATATTCTTCAGCAGGTTTGCATCGGTCTGACCGGTCGAGTCCGGGTAACTGGTGATCGGGTTGGCTCGAAGGTATGGGATCTGAGTCAAAGTATCCCACCCCTCCTGCGAAATGATCTCGACCTGCACCACAAGGTCATCGGTTGTCGGGTCGACCGCGGCGCCGGAAGCATCATAACCGAAGTCCCTCGTGATAGTCACATAAAGAACCCCGTCCTCTTGGCGCTCCTCAACCGAGGATGCCGGCAGTGCGAATGGCGCTGACGATGACGTGTATGGTGCCAATGTCCCGGCGTAGAATGAGGCCTTGTCTGCCGGGTCCATCACGTATTCCTCGACGGTCCTGCCTCCAGCGGTGTCGTAGATGACATTCTTCTGGATCTGGACGGCGTTGGCGTTTCCTGTATCGGTAAGGTATTTCATGAGTTACTGGCGGACAACCGGTCTTTGCGCGGCGATTCGGTTGAGGATCTGGTTATTCTGCTGCATCAGCTGAGTCTGTTTCTGGGCCTCAGCCAGCTGCCGATTCTGGGCCTCGAATCCAGGGTTGTTGTCGACGAATCCACGGGAGAATATCCCTGCCCGCTGGAGATCCGGGATCACTCTTTGGCGGTCAAAGTCAAAGGTGCGGTTTTCGTTCTTGAGCTCAGACAGCGTCTTGTCGCGCAATGACTGCTGGATCTTCTGCTGTTCAGCGTCCGCTTCAGACTCCTGCTGCGGGTCGGTTTCCCGGGCGACTTCCTGTTTGTCTGGCTGCTGCGTCTCTCGCTCCCCGGCCGTATTCGATTGTTCGGTTCTGGGCGCATCAGCTTCATTGAACTTTCGTTGCTGTTCCTGCCGTAGCCTTTCTCGATAGTAATTCTCTGAATCGCCGACTTTGGTTGATAACACAGATTTCTCAGGAGACTGAATTTCAGTTGATTCGATATCAGCTGGTGGCTCAGTGTCCTTTTTTACTCTCTGCACGCCAAACTCTTCAGGCGCAACCTTCCTGGTTTTGTTGCCACCATAGAGCAGCCTGAACAGCCTTTGTGTTTCTTGATCTGCGACGTTTACTTTGAACTTGTCATCTTCAAAACGTATGCGATCCAACACCACTCTTCTGTCCCGCTCATCTTCAGGGTTTTTCCTGATTGTTGGAGCTGTCCTTGTGTCTTCCGGGGGATCGACTGGTTCAGTCTGATCATCGGTGACGACGGTCTGCCTGGTGACTGTGTCCTCCGGAGCAGGAATATCTCTGGTCTGGTCGTCAGTGACGATGGTCTGGGTTACGGTTACCTGCTGATCCTGGACTGCTGCTGGCTCACCCTGAGTTTGAAAGTTCTGGGTCGCTGTAAATTCGACATCCTCTGGAGTGACCGGCTGGCCATCGAAGTCCAGTCGTCTGGTCACTGTCTGCTCGACCGACTCAGGGATGGTCAGGAATTGCCTCAGCTCATCGATCTGGCTGGACTGCTGATCTCTGTCTCGTTGCCGGCGTCGGTCGCTGATAATTGACCTGACCAGTCGGTCCTCGCCCACTGCCAGTGCGCTTCTTGATGCCTGCTGGAATTCACCGGTCAGTCCTCGACGGATCTGCCCAGGGATTTCCCCGAGCGCCAAGTCGTTGAGCCGGATGCGCTCATTCTCGATGCGAGTCAGTGCTTCTGATGCCAGGGAACTGGTGTCCGTCAGCCTGGAAACTTCTGGCTGAACCGATTCACGCAATGCCGGCGACGCCTGGACAATTTGCTGGAGCTCCCGAAGTCTGGCCGCTGACTCATCGATGATTCGCTGAAGTGACTGCTCAAAGAGTCCGGTTTCCAGCGGCTGGATCTGGACTGTCCCAAGGGATGACACCAGTCGATCCTCTCTGGAAAGCTGTGCTGCCTGGACTCCCCGCTCAACTGCTGCTCTCTGGATGGATCTGATCGCATCCTCAAGGGCTTCGCCGATCTCAAGTCCACCCTCTTGAATGCTTTGAAATATTTCCTCGAACCGTTCATCACCGACCGCGATCCTGATGGCATCGAGCTGGACCTGGTCCGTCCCCTGCCTCTGGTCCCGGATGACTTCCCCGACATCCCGGCCACCGGTCGCGATCGAAAGCCTGGCCCTCTGAAAGTCCTGGGAAGTCAGTGATCGGACAGCGGCATTCAGGGCCACTTCCAGATCCTTGTTGGACCGGATAAGCCCGTCGTCGTCAAGTTCAAGGGCTTCGAATTGTTCACCCAGAGCGACTTTGATTTCTTCTGCTCTCTGAATTACCCGGTCGCGATCACGGTCCCCGATGGCATCCTCTACCAGTTTGACAATTAGCTGGTCACGGAGGTCCGTCGATTGATCCAGAGACTGCTTTATGACCTGCTTCGTTTCGGTGTTTTTCGGATCGATCTGATCCAAAGGTTTGAAAGCATCAGCAGCTGAAAGCAGATCGTCCGCACTCCGATTGTAGCGTGATAGAACATCCTGTAAGCCACTCACCAGGTTCGTAATTCCCTCGATGGCTGGAGTCCCAACATCAGCGGCCAGAGACTGGAATTGCCGTTTGAGCGTCAGCAACTGATCCCCGAGTGCTGATATTTTGGCGATCTCCTCATCGGATATCAGAACCCCTCTGGATTCCGCCTCATCGAACAGCGCCTGAAGATCGGTTTTGAGTGCCGGGATGATCTTGGTGACCTCAGTCTCGGCAATGCGCGTGAGCGGATCGATGATGGACTGCGTGTCCGTGGTTCGGACCGCGTTGGCGATGTCGAAAAATATGTCCTCGACCCTGGAATTCTGAAGCCTCTCCGCTGAGATGTTCAGCTGGTCGAATGCTCGAAGCAGTCCGGCATCTCCGGCAAGCGCACGCTCGCGGTTTCGTGCGATAGATCGAAATGCACTGGAAAGCTGCTCACTGCGTCCGGATGACTGCTCAAGGAAGAACTGCAGCTTCTGAAAGCTCTGTGTGTCGACCCCAATCTCTGCAGACCTGTCACGGATCTCTGTGGCACGGTCGACGAGCCTTCCAAGTTGATCGGTGATCTCCCTGACAGCCAATGCGCCGGCGATGGTCGCCCCGATGCCGCGGATGGACTTTGCGAATCCGTCCAGTTGTTGCTGTGACCGCTTCAATCCGGAGGTGAACCCCGAATTGTTTAGCGTCATCTTTGCCCTAATCTCCGTTGCCACTATCCAGTGTTCCTTCCTTCAGCTTTTGTATGTAATCGTCGACTGCCATCCCTCGCTGCACGCAATCCATCATCTGCTCTTTGGTCAGGGTCGGCATTTCATCGGCATCGAAGTCTGATTCATTTTTGAGCCTGAATTTCTTCGGGTCGTTTTGTTCCAGAATGCTGAACCAGTCGTATTGAGATTTCAGAAGCCACTGATCGAGAATCTGCGATTCCGTCATGTGCAGGTTTTTCATGAGACTGACCTTCATGGTCTGAACCCATGGAGCTCCTGCCCGGGTCGGGTCACCGTCATTGGTGGCCACGTATGGCGGCGGATGAAGAGCCTCCGTCAGGTAGTCACGGAAAAACTCCAGGGCCTGCTCGTATTGATCATGTGTGACATCCTTCTTGACAAAATCATCCGTTGCCTCTGACTCAAAGTCGCGCCAGTAAATCCATTCCAGGCACTGCTCGTATGTCCGAGAGCAGATGTTGACCGCGAATATGAAATCGCCGTCTCCAATCGGTCCCCCGAAAATGAATGGGCTTTCGGAGTGAGCCAGGATAAGGAAATGGCCGAGGGAGAACGGCCTGAGTGGTATTCCCAGGACTTCCCTCGGCCGAAATATCTGACACCGTGCCCATGATTGAACCGTCCGCTTCATTCATCACAGCGGCTCAATCAATGGTTCATGTGGTCGGACTGAGATCGATTGCGGTGCCGGCGGCGTTGTAGTTCTGCTCAAGCTCAACCTCGAGTCGTGCTGCGTCATCGTTGGCGAGGATCACACGGCCGTTGCCCTGGTATGTCCAGTCACCATTGATTTCACCAGTGGTGGTCGTCGGCCCCTGGAACCCGGCAAGTGTGAGCACGTCACCGATGGCAGGCAGCTTGACCATGTCCTCCGCCGAAGCGATGCCACCGGAGGCCCCGGCAGTTCCATTTGTCGGGATCAGGGTTACCGTTACGACACGACGGGATCCGGAAATCACCTTGGACCGGACTATGCCGTGACAGTCCTTGTAATCCTGGGAGTCCGTAGGTTCTTCGCGCATGTCCATGCTTTGCACGAGCTGCGCGTTGTAGAAAGTGGCTGGTATTGCCTCATCATCTTTGATGGTTCCGGCTGAGCCATTGATGCAAACGCCATAGGCGATTGCGAAGCCATTCTGTTTTGCCATATCAGTTCAAAAGTTAATCGGTTTCTGACAGATCCACGGCGGTGCCGGATGCGTCGTAATTCTGCTCAAGCTCGACTTCCAGACGAACACCATCATCATTGGCGAGGATCACCCGGCCGTTGCCCTGGTATGTCCAGTCACCATTGATTGGTGTCGCATCGTCAGCTGCGCCTTTGAATCCATCCAGAGTCAGAACAGCGCCGATGTCCGGGAGCTTGACCTGATCTTCGGCCAGAGCGATTCCGCCGGACGCACCGGCAGATCCATTGGTCGGAATCAGGGTAACAGTGATGACCCTCCGCGATCCGGAAATGACTTTGGTAGCCACTTCACCGTGGCAGTTCTTGAAGTCCTGCGAGTCGGTCGGCTCCTCACGCATGTCCATGCTCTGGACGAGCTGCGCGTTGTAAAATGTTGCCGCAAGTGAGTCCTCAATGGTGCCGGCAGATCCGTTGTTACAGACACCGTAGGCGATTGCGAAGCCGTTCTGTTTTGCCATAAAATCAGTCTTTAAGTCGTTTCAGTCAGACTGACGAATGTGCCGTCTGAGTCGTAGATTTGTTCCAGTTCCACCTCAAGCCTCACGGCGTCGTCATTTGTTGCGATGACTCTTCCTCTACCTTCATAGATCCATTCGTTTCGGTTAAATGGTCCGGTCGTGACGCTGTCTCCTTGAAATCCGATGAGGGTCATGATTTCCCCGACGGGAGGCAGCTTGACATAAGCCTCGGCGTCATTGATTCCACCGCTGGCCCCGGCGGTTGCGTTCGTTGGGATCAACGTCAGAGTGACCCGTCTGCGAGTGCCATTGATGACCTTCGTTCTTATGACTCCATTCGTATCCCGGAATTCTTTGACATCGATCGGCTCCTCTCGGAGATCAGCTGATTGAACCAGCTGGGCCAGGTAATAATCAGCAGCCCCCGAATCTTTGATGTATGGGGTCGCCCCGGCGATGCACACACCGTAAGCAACTGCGTATCCGTTTTGTCTGGCCATCCCTCTTTATTTCCTTTGCAAGTCAACGGTTCACACCAGCGGGCACATCACCAGTTGATACATCCAGTTGGTTGCCCACAGGCCTTCTTCAGACACTTCAAGCGAGCTTCCGAGCGCCACAATTGGCTTGTATATGAGGCAGATTCCATTGTCCTTCAGATAATCAATCCATGCCTCAGTATCGATCCAGTCCCCCAAAGCGGCTGCCCAGTCTTCATGCTGCTGCAGACTGTTGTCTGAGCTCGATGTCATGAAACTGATGGTCAGGTCCAGCCGGTAATTGGCGAGGCCTGGAACAATGGATTCGGCATCGCCAGTGGAGATCAGTGTGAATGGAACCGTCCGCTTTCCGATCTTCGGATTTCCAATGTCAATGGCCGAGTAGAACCCGCCCTGATCGGCCACGCCTCTTGCAACTCGAGGATGGCCGTATTTGTAGTGAGCCCTGCATGCATCGCGGACCCCTTTTTCCAATAAATGGTTCGGGTTCATCGGTTCACTTTCCGGATCTGCTGGCCGGTCTTCCGGCGCCACCGGTCAATCTCGGACTGCGCAGACTTGGCGAATTGGACGCGGAATTTCTGATATATTTCCGGCAGAATGAATGTGCGCTTTTCTTTGGTGCCTTTTGGCCTCGCCCTAGTGGCGTATGTGAGCTCTGCACTGTCTCTGCTGGCTGTTGCGCGGCTATAAGTGTTTTTGGCCCGTATGAATGGCATCTTGGCGAATGAAGCGAATATCCCGGGACCGGCGGCACGGGCGGCTCGACGGCCTATCATCGCCCAGCCTGCCTTGAAATAATTGATCCCACGGAGAGCCTTGTTGACGATGCGGCTTGCGGTCGCCTCAATGCGGCTCGGCGTGATCTTCTGGCCCTTGGCGCGGATTTGCTTGATGGCCATCAGTTGAGCAATCGAGTTCTTCAGGAACGTAAGCCTGCTGTTCTGGCGGTATGCTCGGAACTCACCGCTCTTGGTCCTGCGCCCGATCTTCGAACCAGTCTGGCCGAAGTATTGACGGATCTCCTGCTGGTCCGCGGCCGGCGTGACTTTCCATGTATTCCTGGCAGCGAAATACATTGTGCGGTTGATCTGCTGGGTCTTGGTGATGTTGTTCTCGCGGGCGAGATATTCAGTTGCCTTCCTGAATTCCCGGGAGTCGACCCTGATCTTCACTTCATCTGCCATGTCACAGGTATGCTGACGAAAGCCTGATTCGGTAGAACGCAGAATGCACACCCGGGTCCACATCGCTGGCGACTCTGTATGCCTGACCCATGTATTCGATGATCTCGCCCTGCTGCGGCCGTCGACCCCAGCTGAGTCCCTGGTCTTCCTGGTAAACACCAGGCACCCTGAATGGCCTGTCGAAGTCATCTGTGCCCATGGTGAAAGCCTGCGATGTATCCAGGTTGAGCCTGGCTTTGTCTGCCTCAATGTCCTGGTCGATCAGATCCAGGTAGAGGTTCCTGAAGTCCGGCAGCATGATCGGGTCCAAGTATCCGACCTGAGAGACGTGTCGGTCGAGCGTCAGCGTCGAATCATCATGATCGATGGTGATGTCGGTTGCGTCGATCGTGACAGGATTTTTCCCAGGGATGGCAGGAAAGTATGCTTGGGTTGCCTCGTCCACTCCAGGAGAATAACCGTCGATTGTGACAGATCCGTCGTCATCAATAGTGACGGAAACTGAATCCACAGACGGAAAAGTGTCATAAGGCCATGGCTGATCGTAATCGATTGCGATGCAGTTATTGTCCAATGTCATGATGGTCGAATCGCCATCATCCATTGTCAGCGCCCGTCGAGCTTGAACCCAGGCATTGATGGTGTTCCTTCGCACATCATAGTTTGGAAGAATGTTGCCATACTGATCGACGGTGAAATTTGTGTTGTCGATCGTGATGTCGATGTTGTCGACGGTCAGGAACAGGTTTTTCCTTACGACGAGCTCGATTTGTGCGTTGTCGTCTGCACCGCCGTAGTTTTCGACGACGTCTGATGTCGATCGACCAGGGACGCATGGGATTTTCTGCCCTTTGAAAAGGAAGAACGGGTTGCCAAGCTGTCTTTCCTGCTTGGCAATCGCCCGTTGTAATATGGACCGGACACGAGACATTATGGTGTAATGTCGACTGTTGCCCAGCTAACTCCGCCGTCATCGGATAATTCCAATGTCCCAGAGTTATCTCTTAGCCAGAGGTTTCCGATTTTTGTAATGGTGCTGGATGTCGCAATCGTTGGTGTTCCGACATAGCTTCCGTGGTATAAGTTCCCGCTTTCGTCAGCCCATTTTTGACTGTTGATTCCCTTATTAGAAAGATTAACCACTGGCCCATCCGCTACCACTCCAGAGGTTGCGTAATCGTAATGTTCAACGTCCGAAAGGAACCTGTCGTAGAACACGAAAGAATACACCTTTCCGTTGTGTGGGCTGTCGTTGTCTTTGTAAGCCCCGACTTTGTAGGCGGCAGGATCAATAGCTTCCGGAATGTCGTAACTTGCGATGTCGACGAGTCGTCCGTTGACGTAAATCCTTTGTTCGCCGGACTTCACACTGTAGCCGATAATGACGTCCGATCCGGGCTCAAGATATACGCTACCAGACACATAATTATTGGATGTAGCCCCCGCAGTGTACAAGAACCGAACAGCATAATCACTTATGTATCCAACGAACCTCTCTCCAGAGGATGACGTCCCCGTATCAAAGCCAAAAAGAACGCTGACGGCTGTTTCCGAAGTGGCCTCACACGTTATTATGGCGGATAGTTCCGTTCCGCTATATCCAATGTCAGGGAGCGTGACCCACTGAGTTGAGCCATTCAAGTCGACACTGTTATCGGTTTCAATGCGCTCCCTTGGTATTTTACCCCCTAAAGCTCGCTGAAACGCTTCCCAATAATAAAAACGCCCCATGTCGACCAAGGACGACCCAGAAAAATGAATGGTGTCTGTTAATTCAAGATAGGCTGTTTCCGCCAAGTAAACGTAGTCCTTCTCGTAGTATTCAGAAAAGTTTTCTCTGTCGAAAAACGAATTTAGTGCTGAGCTGTTTATGCCTGCGCTGTTTGGCTCGTTACCAAGTTGCCCGGCTATTACTGGTGTGTCGTCAGCAATGAAACTCTCCGCCCTAAGCTGAGTCAACAAAGAGTCGAATGATGATTTATAGGATGACTCTGAGTCAAGATAGTTGGCCTCACCTTGGTGCCATAACACAAGATCAATATCCGGGCTTCCGGCAGCCGATACTTTTGCCGTCATGTTCGTGTATAAAGAGGAGCTGGATGGAACCCAAGAAGATATTGATTGACCGCCTTTTGCGGAGTCAATTACGTAAACAGGGCGCCCGTACACCTCGTTGAACTTTTTGCTGAAGTGGAACGTGAAATTATTAGCTCCTACTGTAGCTGCGTCCCCGTATTGCGGAGGATCTTCGGTTAAGTCCCAGACCTCAAAACTGCCTGACGTTGAGTTCCAGATACGGACGTTTTCGTTTGTCTCCAAGTCACCTCCACCTGTGCCCCTTCCTAACGCATTCGATTGACCCATAAAAAGAATGTAAAATGGAGCTGCCCCTCCTGCGTTCGCTTCTACGTAGGTTTCAAGAGATTGCATCCCTGACTTTATGGTCGATGAGTCTGGAATAATATCTCCAGTAAAAGTTCCGAGACTGGTTGCTGCATCAGCTACTCCTGAGAGTGTTTGAATGGCGTCCAGATCGGTTTCCACTTCTTGGAAAGCTGCCTTCACCGTCTGGTTGTCAGTGATAATATCTCCAGTGAAAGCCCCGAGGTTTGTCGCGGCGTCGGCCACTCCCGAAAGTGTTTGGACTGCATCCAGGTCGGTTTCGAGCTCCTGGATGGCTGACTTCACAGTGGCAGATCCATCGGTGATGATATTGCCAGTGAAAGTGCCAAGGTTCGTCGCTGCGTCAGCGACCCCGGACAGGGTCTGAATGGCATCGATATCAGTCTCGAGTTGCTGCATCCCCGACTTGATGGTCGAGGAATCTGCGATGATGTCGCCTGTGAATGTTCCGAGATTTGTGGCCGCATCTGCGACACCGCTCAAAGTCTGGATTGCATCCAGGTCAGTCTCCAGTTCCTGGATTGCGGTTTTCACCGTGCTGGAGTCCGTTACAATGTCCCCGGTAAATGTGCCCAGGCTGGTCGCCCCGGTCGAAGTCCCGGAGAGTGTCCGAAGGGCGACAGCGTCATCTGTTGAATCGATGATCTCGGCAGCAGTGACAGAGTCTGTCCCGTCGCTGACGATCATGTTTGTGTAAGTCAGGCTGGTTGGAGCGTTCGTGTAAACGCTGTTAAAAAGCTCATAAAAGTTGTTCTGGATCTTGTTGGCCGCATCATACAGCGTATCCCCTCTGCCGGCGTTCGGAGTCCCGATAGTCAGCACTTCTCTGGTCGACTCGAGGGCGATCCCGCCGTCGTCGCCTGTTGGTTGTGGAACAACAGGGCCATTGCCCAGGATAATCTGTGCGAACTGCTCGAGCTCAGCATTCGTGGGATCTTGAGCAGTTACCGGAGCAGCCTGGCCATCAACCAGTTTCTGAAGTTTTTGGCCGTTCAGCCACACTCCTGCGGCGACAGCAATGAGCGCAATGGCGATCAGGTATTTTCTCATTCTTGAAATAGTAGGAAAGTCAATGTCTTGAAAACCAAAACCCCGCCCCGGCTGGTGGAGGGCCGAGACGGGGGTCCATCATGAAGTGCCAGTATTGGGATCAGTAGGCTGGAAATTTACACCCTGTCGACAATCACACCGACCAGGACTTTTTCAGCGGTCAGTGCAGTGCCTGTGCCTGAGTTGACACGGATCTTGACATAACGCTCAATCTGCGGAGGCAGGCGGAGAATCAGTCGCTGTTTCGCCGGTGTGGCGCTGCCGTTTCCTGTCAGGAATGGAACTTCGTCCATGATGACGGTGGTCGGCGATGCGGTGGCACCATTGAGGATATCAACTGTGATAGTCTCGGTGTTGTCGAGGGATGCTGACGGGATCTCCGTGGTATTCTCCACGAACAGGGCAATGCCTGCCGGGTGCATCTCGCCGGATCCAAGATCGATGGCCGCACTGGTTACGGCATTGGTTGCAGCGGCGAGCGTAAGCTCTTCGGTGAGCAGTGCATCAATCGCCTGCGGTCCCCGGTTCAATTTCGATAAATCTTTGGACATATTTCAAATTCCTTTCTGGTTACCTGGTTACCAGACTACGTGGATCAGAAGCCGAGTGTTTCCTCCGCGTTGCTGAGGTTGATGGTGCTGTAAATCGGCACGTCGGTATCAGGGACCACGGTTGGCAGCGGTGCAGGAGCTCCGACCGGGTTGTAGGTGGTCCTGGAGTCTCGGAGCTGGTATCGAGACCGAGGGCTCATAAAGCAGGCATTTGGCATCATGCCGATCTCCTCGCATTTCTGCAGGCCGCTGTAGAGCAGATCATCGGTCAGCTTGTTGGAGCCATTGTCGATGTTCTTGATGCGAACCACCTTCAGCTTGCTGAACAGTGCCAGTCCGAAGTATCCGCCGAGGGTGTTATACCATCCCTCGAGGGTGTTGCCGGACGCGTCAGTGATAAGCTGCTCGCGCCACTCGCCCATGGTGAGACCTTCGCCGTTGCCGCTGTATACAGTGGGACCTTCGCCTCCAAACTCCAGGAACCATACTGATGTGGTGGCGCTGGATCCTGTTGCATTTACGTCGTAGGTCGGGTCGTAAATTTCATAGAGCCCCGGGAATCCTTTGGCGTCCTTCTTGGTGCCATACCAGATTTGGTTTACGAGTGCCTGAGATGCAGCCTGGGCGGCACCCATCACATGCTGATCAAGCAGCCTTGCAGCCTCGTCGGCAGCACGCATTGCGATGCCTTTTTTGTCCAGGATGATCCGGGAGTCCAGGAGCTGCATTGCGAAGCTCTTGTTTTCGAAAGTGGCCTTTGAGCTGGCTATGCCTTCGTTGGTATTCCGGAACGATGCCGACGGATTCCCAGTCCGGACACTGACCTCAAAGTATTGCTCGCTCCGTGGAACGAACGGGAATACCTGAAGTTCAGGAACCTTGTGGATAACCTCGCTGACAACTGGAAATTCCTCGCCGGCCTTCAGCTTGCTCAGTTCAAGGAGCGTATATGTGCCGCTTGCTGCTGGTAACATAATCTATAGGGTAAAGTGGTTGTTGGATGAAATTGTTATCGAGCCCTCGCGAGACCCAGTTTTGACGCCAGGGATTTGGCCGCCTCGAATCGCGTCATCTCAGTTGGTGACTTGGCTTTCGGTTCGTCGCCTGATCCTGAGTTTGCGCCTGAGCTGACTGGCTCGTGGCCGGCTTCAGTCAATGCTTGAGCGACGGCAGATTTGATTTTCTCGTCGAGGTTCGTTTCGGCGGATTCCTTTTGCTCAGACAGCGATGCAACTTTGGCTTTCAGGTCTGAAATTTCCTGGTTCTTTGAGGCCTCGATATCGGCAGCTTTCTGGACAGCCTGATCACGTTCGGTTTTCAGTGCTTTGATCTGGTCCTCATAAGCGACATTCGCCTCTGTCAGAGTTTTGATCTCTGCTTCCAGATCCGTGATTCGTTGTTTGGCAAGATTGCTCATTTCTAAGAAATCACAGAGTCAATCAATCCATATTCCATGGCCTTCTCAGCCATGAAAGTCTGACCCCTGAATACTTCCGGATCCAACTCTCCGCGCATCGACTCCACGTGGTCCTTGAACATGCCGAATATCGAATTGACTCTGTCTCGAAGATGCTCGATCTGTGACTCGGTCAGACTGGTTCCCGGGACGCCCATTGCCTTGAGGTCACCAGATGCGACGACGTTGACTTTCACTCCCATTTGCTCGTAGTAACCAGAGTAGTCAGGGATCGTAATCAAGACGCCGATTGACCCGATGTCGCATGTTCGGCTTGCCACTATTTCATCCGTTGCCGCAGCGAGCCAATATCCAGCGGATGCGCAAGTGCCCTTGACGATGGCCTTGGTCGGCTTTTCCACACGGAAGATCATATCAGCCAGTTCCGGAGTCCCGCGGACCATCCCGCCAGGAGTGTCCATGTGGAATTCGATCCGCTCTACTGCGTCATTTACTTCGGCGTCTTCGATCTCTCTGGCGATGTCATCCATGTCCACAAGTCCCCTGACCTTGAACTCAGGATTGCTGACAAGAACACCGCTGATCGGTATTTTTGCGACACCGTCCTCAATCTCCATGCCGTCAAACTCTACCTTTTCCCCGCACTCGCCTTCCCCTTCCCTGGTGTATTTCTCTGCCTTGATACGGGCCATGGCGATGTCGTGGATGGTCTGAAAAGCATGCTGCTCGATCAACCACGGCTGATTCAACACCATGTTGGCAAGGTATAGACTCAGATTATTCATTGGATTGTATATTTCCTTCCTGTTCAGTTGGAGCAGTGGCGGACTTCACCCGGTCACCAAGCAGGCTCATTGCCTTGTCCATTGATATGTCAAATGACTCTGCTAGACGCTGCGCTCTCTCAAGCAGATCCACAGCCTCCCGCTCGGTTTGGTTTCGAACGTCCTTCCAGTCCTGGCCCCTGACAGCAGTGGTTTCACTGAATGTCCTGACACCGGCGGCCATCTCCTGAAGGTCAACGAGTGAATCATATCGGCGGTCAGCAGTGATCCGCTGGCTCCCCATGAATCGCAACCGCCAGAAATCAGATGCATTCGGCAGGATTTCGCGTGAGATGTTTCTGGCAACAGCGTAGCTGTAATACCATTTCAGGCATGGCTCCAATATCGTTGTCTGCAGCTCACGCACTCGGCGGTTTGCCTGCTCGGCAACAACTCTCAGACTGGCCCCGCCAATCTTTGTTGCGTCGAATGAAAAATCAGGAGAGAACCCCATGTATGCCAGAGCAGACCGAATCGCGCTCTGAATGAATTCCCTCTGGTTCCCTGTTGGACGATTGCTGATAAATGCCTCGACGCTTTCATTGGGCGTCAGATACATGATCTCTCCGTCTCCGAATTCCTGGTAAAATTCCGTCTCCTCGCAGTTCTCGTTGGTCTCGATACCGAGGGCATCACTCATCGGGTCCGCCTCTCCGGACTCGGTCTTACGGATCAGTGCCAGCTTCGAGTGAATGCGCTGAGCAAGCAGTTCATTCCGCTCCCACTCGGCTATGTCGTGCCAACTGAAGGCAGACCCACCCAAAGCCGAGAGCCCACGCAGCTGCCCGATGTAATCCCTGGAGGCCATGAACAGACGCATGGACCTCACAGGGATGTCAACATATTCATCAGACCTGAAATAATCCCCGGTGTATACTCGATATGCCAGCGGCCTATGCGTGCCGGCGTCCACGATCACGCCATCGATGATGGTGGCCCCGTCGTATGGACCGCCTTGGACAATGCCGTCCGGATGATGCCTGCTTCCGATTCTGTGGGCAGGTATGAGCTGCAGCTTCGGCCTGTCCCTGTTCGCAGTCAGCACCACTCCGACATCGCCATCACGGAATGCGGAAATGATGATCAGCCGTCTGAGCTCCTGCATTGACGCATCGGTAGAAATGTCAGGGCCGAGGTCATGCAGCGGAAGCCAGCTTTCGAATGCAATTTTGAAATTCTCATCAGCGCCGACGTAGCTTGGGGTGTAGTCATCAGAGGCGTAGCATGCCATCTGATTCAGCGCCATCCTCACCGGGCCGAAGTTTGAATACAGAAACCGCCCGAGGCTCATCAGCTCGGTTCGGCCGAGGCTCCCGATGTTCTGGTGGTAGTCCCGATCAAGGCTGCTGAGGTTGCGGTTTCCGTATGTCTTGCTCAGACGTGACGGATCAATAAGCCTCCCGCGCTGGCTGGTTGCCGGTGACAGACGCTCGCCGCGGGGGCCATACAACTGGACTGGTGATCGGCTCGCCATGGATTACAGAACCCGGGCTCTTACCCGGTCAATGCGTTTGAACTTTGGGTATCTGGCAGGGTCCAGCACATGCAGGTCATATTCGATCTCACTCTTGACCCGCTTCAGGTTTCGGAACTGTTGAACCGATGTGGACACGTCGCCAGTGGAGACGCTGGTGTCAGTCTCACCGGATGACAGACGATCAACGACATCCTTGAGCTTTGTCAGGAGTTCGTCCTCAGTAAGCCCAGGGAAATATCGTCTCTGGTGGTAGATTGGAGCTGGGAATTGCTTCGCCATTGTAATGGCGACCCAAGTCAATCCGCGCCATCATCTGATTCACCATCACGAATGGCCCACTCGTATATCTCGAGGCGACTTTCGAGGATCTTGATTTTCTCACGCTGAGCGAGGACCACGGCGACCAGCAGAGATATCGCACTGATGAAAAATATCTCCATGACTATCCACTTGAATCAAGCATCTGCAGTCATTGCCTCCACTGGATCTGCCACTATCTTGGCAACCGTCGCGGCCAGGATCTGCATCTTCTCGCAGTCCCATAGGTGGTTGTCCTTGTGGATGGCTACCCAGAGCCATCGCTGTTTCTGGATGGCAGTAGCTTTCCGCTGATCCGGACTGAGCTTGGCCTTTGATTCCTGCAGCACTTTCCTCATGCTCGCCATGTGGCGCCGATACATCTTCTCCTTCTCCTGATCCTGAATCGCCGGACGCTTAAAGATGTCCCTTGCATCATTCAGATGCGAGTGCAGCAGATCCGACATCTTCTCGTCTGAAAACACCACAAGTATGCAGGCCCCTTTCTTGCCCTGGCCCTTGGTCCCGATGTATGCATCAACAGCCTTGGCTGGAGCATAGGATCTCGCCACGCGTTTCACGGCCTTGCCGTTCTTGATCTCATGCCAGAAATGTTCGTGCTGGTCCCCTTTGCATAGCACCCAACCGCGGGCAGCGCATTCCCGGGCAACATTGGCCGAATCATACCCGTAGTCCACCCAGACCCGCTTGGACTGCACTTTCCATTTCTCCTGCAGCGCATCGAGTGACGGCCATCCGTATGTGTATCCGAAATCGATACGCCTGCTTTCCCCGTCGCGGCTCCATGCCCGCACCACGTAGTAGAATAATCCATTGGCCTGGACATCCACTGTCATCCACCGGCAGACCTCATCAGGCCATTCATCCGACGGCTCATAGTCTCCTGAGCTCAGCCTGATGGTGTCGCTCAGATAGTCGGAATCCCAGGCTTCGGCCATCCGCTTCTGCACGAAGATCGAAAGCTGGTCAATCCGGCCGGCCTTCGCGTTCGCAGTCGCCGTGATCCACTCCTGCATGATCAGCGGCCATGACCTGCCCATGATGCAGCTCAGAGTGAATGACCGGTGACTATCAAGCCCGCTGAAGTTCTCCCGGATGTAGCGGCCCTGGGATGACCATCTGGCCCGGTGACCTTCGGACTCCAAGTGAGGATGCGAACAGTGCGGGCATTCATATCTGATCGTCTCGGCGGTCTCGCCAATCATCACTTGGCCATGAGAGTCCACTTTCTTATCCCAGACCAGTCCCCATCGGCTTCCGTCCTTCCGGACATCCCACAGCTTTGCCGGTATCGGTCGGCCGCACTTGGCACAGTCGAAGTGCCATCGCTCCTGAGTGCCGGATTCCCAGTCAGTGTCAACGATGTCGCCCTTCACAGACCCTTGGCTCATGTAGAGCACTTTCGAAAGTCCCAAGTCTTCCCAGTCACCGATACGGCCCTCTGCCTCGATAATGTTGGTCTGGTTCTCCCAGGTCCATCCCTCATCGATGGCGAGGTATCGGACTGATCTGGACTGGAGCGTCGCCAGTGTCCCGCCTGACCGCACCCAGACACTCACACCGGAATCCAGAATGATCGTCTGAGTCTTGGTCTTGTGCCTGTCTTCCGAGAGCAGGTCAGTGATCAGACCGCACTGCCGCAGGATCGGAATAAGCCGTGACTCACAATGCGACTTGGCCATCTCGTCCGTTTGCCAGCAGCTCAGGAACGGCCCCGGGTCATTGGCAATCGTCCACGGAATCCACACGTCGCACAGCAGCGTTTTCCCGTGGCGCACCGGCCAGCGGATCGAAACCCGCCTCACCCGGTTATCTTGGAGTGCCTTCAGTGGCTCGTAGAAATATGCACTGGTCCCGACATCGAACCGGCCGGACTTGGCAATGGATGAAGGCAGGATCAGATTGTCTCCAGCCCAGTCCCAGATTGGTCTGTCGTCCCTCGGCCGAATGGCTTTCTTCAGGACTCGTCCGATGTCGACTCTGTTCCGCACAACTCATCAACCATGTTCTGCACCGATGCCACCCAGGCATTGTAAGCCGGCGTCATCAGGTTCCGGATCTCTCCTGCATCGAGGTTGGCAGCCTCCGCCGGCAACTTGTTCAGCAGGAATGTCTCGGCCTCGCGCATGGCCGGATCCAGAAACGCACGAATAGTACGCTCCACTTCGGCCATCTCGATAAGCTCGCCGTCCTCAAGGTCATTGGCCAGTTTCAGTTTCCGGTGTTCCTCAATCGTTTTGAGGCGTTTAGCTTCCTGAATACTCAGCTCGCCATCGGGAGTTTCGTCGTGTCGTGCCCGGCGCATACCCCACAGGCACCGCAGCACATCGTGGAGGTAGTATTCCTGACTCTCATTCTTGATTGGCTCGAAGATGAATTTGCTTACGGTAGCAATCGAGACGCCCAGGACCGCAGCCAATGCGTTGGTCGGCACCCGAACATTTTCAATTTCAATTCGCTTTTTCCCGCGACTCATGGCCAATTGTGAACTTTAAGCGAAGTTATCGGAAGTTCTCATAGATAAATTATTCGAATCGACGGAACCACCCGGAAAATGTCATTCAAATAGATTCCTTTATGCCTATATCTTATATTCATGATATATCACGCTGCGAATTATTAGCAGCAGCCTTGATCTGATACAGATACTCCAGCTCTTTGCGGATGATGATGAACTCATGCGGCAGTTGTTCCTGCACTGTTTCGAGTGCTTCGCGTGTTTCTCTGTCCGTGTTGTCTCTGATGATTTGTGGCAGCATGGTGATCTATTAGTTCGGGGTCTATAAATTGGTTTCGGTGCCATAGTGACTCCGCCACTCCTCCCAAGCACGGAAGGGGCTAACGAATCTGCCTCGCTCGTCTCGTGTGCCGTGTTCAGCGAAATAGAGAGTGTGGTGTATCGGGTGTTCGTGGCCCATCAGGCACTCGCCATGGCATAAACGCTTGAATCTCCAGTAACCTCTCACTGATGTAGCTTCGATCTTACCAGGATCATCCACGTTGTGATACAGGTGGAAATGCCAAAGTGCTTTGGATATTAGGGGTGGGAGTTGAGTGTCCATAGTTGGGTGTTTTATTGGTTGCACCAGCAATCTGGGTCATGCACAACGCCGTTTTCTCTGCCTCTATAGAATATGATATATTTGTGGGAGTTGTGTTCGATATTTATGATGCAAAACCCTTTTGTGGTGGATTCGATCTGTTCCATCGCTGCTAAGTATAAGAGGCATCCGAAGGAAATCAGGATCGGGATTGATAAAGCATAAATGACCCAATTATCTAAAAAGCCTTGCACAATATACTCAATGAAGTTTTTGATATGCTCTATCATGGTAGTCGGTAAGTTCTATTTGTTATGTCTTCGGCGAGCCCAAGTTAATGTGCACTGCCTGATCCATGCGTTTGCCAGTTTAGCTTCCGCCTTCAAATTGCCTTCCGGCAAGGCTTCGTCGAATTTTGAAGCAAATTCACAGCACTCCAGGACATAAATTCTAGACTGCCTGATTCTCTTTTGGGTTTGTCTTTTGGCCATAGTGGATCAATCTTTCCGTTTAATTATTGCTGGGTGGTGACCAGGGTCCAGGTTTACCCATCCAAGTTTTTCGCAGGTGGCATCAATGTCCACATACCAGACTTTGTAATATTCCTTTAATTCAGCGACTCCACGCACAGGCACAAGGTCAGATACAGAGCACCCCATAATATCAGCCAGCTCCGTTGTGTTATCGGCCTCCATGCCAGAACCGTCTTCCTTTACATAAAGAGCATTAGCCATAGCGATTCAATCTAATTACGAAATCCTTCTGTTGCCGTTATTATGCTCAAAAATCATGCTCGGCTTATAGGCGTCCAGCATTTCGGCAGCGTGCGCCTCCGGTGTCGTGCGCTCCCACTTGCGCCCGCCGAGCACCCCGTAGAAGGTGCTGCGGGGGATATTGTTTCGGCGCATTACTTCGGGGGCCGCTCCAAGGCGGATCATCGCAGCGGTTGTCAGCCCTGCAAACTGTCGTGCCTTTCGTTGATCGGAAATCATCTGCCGGAGCATAACAATCTATCTATTTCTACAGGTGCGTTTGAGCCAGTACCTTTTAAGCCACCGGCCTACCCATGGTGATTGTGTTTTCTGTTTCTTATGGGCCAGCTTACTTTTCATAGCGTCTTAATCTAAAATAATTTCGTCGGCTGGTATCGCAGTCATTGATCCATCGACCCATGCGTACCATTTGCCATAATAAAATTCTACCCACACGATTCTTCGTGAATCTTCCCATTGGATAACACCTTGAGATTCCCACCGCCCAAACTGGCCGATTTTTACTGGTGGCCCGTGAAGTCTGGAGTAAAGATGGCGAATCATGGTGAGTAGTTTCATAGCGTCTTAATCTATTTCTTTGGCCAGTTCGACCTGTCTTTGAAAAACGCTTCACCGCGCAGCTGCACCGTGACCGGGAACGTGCACGCGACGATTCTGAAGTCTTGGCCGGCATTGACTTCAATGGTGTCCTGCTTTTTTCGAGTCAGGTCAGCCCAGGATATTTTCTTGATTCCTTTTGATTCAAAAGTGATCGGACCATGGACTATTGCTGCGCCGGTCATGGCCCCTATGGCGGCAGCGGTGATTGTGTGACGCTTCATGCTTCCTGCACTTCATGCAGCCATTTTTCCAGTTTCGATACCAGAGCCTTGGCTTCATCAATGGCCACTTGTTTCTGCCCTTGAGGAAGTGTGTCGAAATGCTTCTGGAACCGATTAAAATTTCTGCCGAACTGGAAAAGCTCGTTGAGCTGAAAAAGCTCTTTGTTGACCTTCGTCCGGTTGTCGACCAACTGATTTCTGGTGATCTCATCAGCCACCTGGATGTCATCCCATCCTTCGGCCTGGGCCAGTTCAAAGAATTCCATCTGCCTGGACTGGTCGTCGATGGCCTTGATTCTGGCATGAGTGAGCAGCCGCCATTTCCTGTTTCGCTTCTCCGGAGGGAATGCGGCAGCAGTCTCTGCCAGCAGCTTCATGTTCTGTGGACTGAAAAGGGTTATGTCCTTTGCTGCAGCGCCTGCTTTGGGTCCGAATCGATCAATGCCCTCCTTCAACAGGTCAGCGATCATCCACTGGTGGCGGTCTGTCTGTTCGCTGGCGATTCGAAGCCTGTTCTGCCATTGCTGAAAGATCCGCTCCTCCGCTTCCTTCTGGGTCATCATTTGATTGTCTGTCATCGTAAATTCTCCCGTGTATCAATCCTTCACTCGTCGCTCATTGTAGCTGGCTGCCATGTTCTGGCGTGCGTCCTCGGATCTCATTGCCGGGCACTTCGGCAGATCCAGCTCGTCGGCGTATTTCTCCGCCATCTGCTGGACGGCCTGCTTGCTGATTTTTTCCTCATCAGCGATCTCGGCCAGGCTTTGCGTTGTCATGCCGGCTGCATAGCACAGGACTTTGCAGCAGAGCCGCGGATTCCTGGATTGACAGACCAGAGCCAGAAACCGGACTACCACTGATGATCCGTATCGATGGAAAAATTCTGATCCGACTTCCCGAAGTGATTCATCCAAGTCTCCAGGGTGTTTTATCAGTTCGGCGACGAAGTTGGCCTTGGCGTCGTCGAGTGCATCAAAATTGAATCCTTCACTCGGCTCAAATGGCTTGCTGGCCTTCCAGGACTCGTCAATGTGATCCTCGCTCATGATCTCTTTTATCAACTTTGGTTTGGTGTGCAAATTTGGGTGACGAGCATCAATTTTCAAACTGATTGAACCGGCCTGTAATTCCATTGAAAGCCAGGTCGATGATGCTTCCCTGTGGGCCTTGACGGTTTTTCATGATAATTGCCCTGGCGTGATATACACCCGGTGATATTTCGATGCGTTCACCTTCATCTTTCTTTTCAGGCTCTCGAAGCCACAGACCAATAGCTTTGTCAGCGGCCTGTTCAATACCTCCTGATTCACGTAGGTCATGGAGAGCTGGTGGGCGTTGAGCCTTGGATGATTCACGGTTGAACTGAGCTGCTGCGACGACTGCAATTTTTTCGCGTATAGCCAAGGCCTTCAATCTCTGGGCGACTTCGCTGAAAAATGAATGATCCCGTCCACGGGAATTCTGTCCCGCTATAAGTGTGAGGTAATCGACGAATAAATACTTTGCCCCCTTCTCTCTCGCCATCATCCTCGCCATTGCTTCAACATTATCGATGGTCATCGATGTGTTGGTAATGAAATAGCCTGGGATCTTCTTGAAAGACTCCACTGCCCTGCTCAGTTGAGGCATCGACACTCTTCCATGCTTCAAATTGAATACGACGTTTTCAATCGACTGGCCGGTCATGTGCTCTACGCTGATGATTCGTGCTGCCTGTTCCTCAATTGGGAGCTCCATGTTGACGGCACATGCCGGCTCATTCCTCTCGTATGTGGCCTGATGGAACATCTGGCTGATGAGTGCTGACTTCCCGGCACCTGGACGGCCAGCCACGATGATCAGCATCCCGGGTCTGATTGGACCAAGTTTTTCATCCAGGGAAAAGACGCCTGTGCCCAAACCATCCAGTCTTCCGTCCTCCGTCCCGTCGAATCCGGCCTCGATGGCATCCAAGGCTGCATGGCAGGCATCGGCGGCGGTCACATACTCCAACTTCTGGGGAGTGTAGTGTTTCAATATCTCCCCGGTGGCCTTGTGCAGCTTGCCGGCATAGTCCAGCCCGTCGGCAGGGTTTGCCTTCCAGTGCCTGAGCATGGTCTCAAGTCCATGAAATGCGGATCTGGATGAAAGCGTAGAAATGGCCTCTGAGGGCAGGATGGTCACTTCCGGCAGTATGCACTCGTCCAACCGCCTTCCAATGCCTTGGACGGCATCCTGGAGGCTTCTGACGGCCTTCTCAGCGTAGTAGGTGGCCATCTCGCCGTGTTCCTGGATGGCTTTGAAGTATTCTGAGGCGATCTGACGGTTCATCAGATCATCGAACCATCCAAGGATCTCGTCAGGGCTTTGAGGGATGGAAATGAATTCCTCCGGGTTGTCATGAAGGGCCTTGATCAGGTTCATCTCGGCCTGGTGTAGGTCGGGGCTCATGCGGCAAATCAGTTGATGGAGTCGCGGACTTGTCGGAAAAGCTCCGCGAACTTCTGCTGTGAACCGGCGGCCGCCATGGCATCGAATATGACTTTGGCTTTTTCGAGATCGATGACCGAAAATCCGTATGTGCCCCATGAACTGGCTCCTGGAAGGAATTCTGAGCCAGCTGGGGTAACATTTCCGCTCGGCCATGTTTGGTCAGTCTTGAACCGTTGGACCTCCATGATTTCACAGTCGAAATGTGCCCCGTCTCGGACCTTCGGATCAGGCACGCGAGCCCCCAGAACTATGTCGCCGGATCGGGCTAGGATTTCACGTTTGACGCCACCGGCTGAGTAGGTGTCGCCGACGGAGAGTGTTTTGGGTGATGATGCGATATTTTGGTTTTCGGTGTTCATTTTCTGTTATTGGGAATGGGGTTTGAAATTTGCTTCGAATGCCGGATGAAAATTTGCATGTGACTGGCACGGGTAACGCCTTCCGAGGGTCAGAGTAGCCAACTGTTGGGTAAGTGGTTTTTATATGGGCAGGAAATGGATTTTATGATTTTTGGCTGCATAGGGCTCAGTAGCGTGGATCTCGTTCTGGTTGTGAGTTTGGTTTTGTTTTGCCGTCCTTGTGTTCGGTCGCCTGCCATCGGCGGATGAATGACCCAATGAGCGATTGCCACCTCCGGATTGGTTGTCCGTTCAAGTGCCATCCCATGGCGTCATGTTTTCCCCAGAATGCGTCAGCCATTTCGTTTGTGCCTCCAGCGAATTCGAAAGCTATCCTGACTTCTTCGATTGTTGGGCATGGAGGAGAGGAGTGAGCCTCGCCCCCCTTGGGGGGTTTGGGGGGCTCTCCTTCCTTCTTTCCTTCTTTCCTTCCTTCCTTCCTTCCCACGGTAGTGCTACTGGAGTGCTCCGGTAGTGGTGTAGTAGTGCTACGGGAGTGCTCCGGGAAACTTGCAATATCCTTCAATTTACTGGGCAACTTTTTGTTAATTGACTGATTTCGGGAAAAATTGATGACCTGACCAATTTGTCGACCCTCTGTGTCACTCCCAATCCTGATGAAACCAATACGCTTGAGCTCATTCAGTGCCATTGGGATGATGCTTTGATCCTCTTCAAACGGAAAAAGGTGTCGATGTATGAGCTTTGTGTTCGCTAAAAAATAACCCTCATCATCTGACCAATTCAGCAATGCGATGGCCATAAGCCTTGCGAAATAGGAGCACTCAGACAAATGCTCGTGCGTCCAAAACTCCGGTTTAATTGTTCTAATTCTCATAAAAGTCCTGCCTTGCGCTGCTCGTCTTTCCAGACACGCATCATGTAAATGTCGTCGCAGATGTATGGTGTGAGATCCCAACCTTCCTTGATGGCCATCTTACATCTTGGCCGAAGGTTTTCAGCGAACTGCCGTCGCCGGGCGTTTTCTTCCAGTCGCTCATTCTCCAAGTGCCTCTGAAACTCGAATGGAGTCATATCGTTGAGCTTGGCAGCGTTCGCCATCAGTTTCGGATCCTGCTCGACGTTCAGTTTTCGTTCCTCACTCATCCCGGGTAAATTTGATTTTCATGACCTGCGGGCTAAACCACCATCCGCAGTTGTCCGGGATGGGATGCCAGTCTCTCGGCGTCATTTTCTGATTGGCCCACTGCGGGCTGTATTGCACCCAGCGGTTGCCCTGCTGATCGACATTTATCCTGGCAAGCACAGGGTTGCAGAAGTATTCATCGATGTGTGCAGGAGGATCACCCAGAAGGATGAAGTATGCCCCCGTTTCCGAGGGCAGTGACTTCGTGAATTTGATCCTCAGAACTTCGATCTCAGAATGGGACGTCGCCATCGCGTTTGTCTTGTTCGGCCTGGTCGTAACCAGTGTTTCCTGCCGGCCTGCTGTCACGCTGTCGCGGGTTTTTCA